CTATTAATCCTGTTAATTGTTGACCAACAAATCCTAAGTTTTGTTGATCTGCAAACGCTGCTTCTCTATCTGCTGCGGCTTGTGCATCGATAATAGCTTGTGCCTGTGCTTGTTGCTGTTGACCTAATTGACCAACACCAGAAATTTGTTGTTGTGCTAATTGTGGAGCTAGTTGAGCTAGTCCTTGTTGTTGTGTAGATAATGCTTGTTGATTAGCAAAAGCTTGTTGCGCTGCTTGCTGTGATTGTTGAAAACCTTGTTGTCTTAATTGTGCTTCTAGTTGTGCTTTATTAAAAGCAGTAACAGCATCAAACTCACCTTCTTGAGCACCTTGTCTACCACCACCAAAAGCACCAAACTGAAATGCTTGATCACCAATTGCTGATCTTTGTGCTGCTCTTTCTCGTTCCAAAGCAGCAAGAGAAGCATCAATAACTTCTTGTTGATAGGGTGACATAAAATCTTGAAAAGCTTGAGGCCCTGTTAAACTTTGAGCAGCAGTAGCATCAGTACCTGCTTGATTTAAGAACGGTTCAAAAGAACCTAGACCACCTGCTAAAGTTCTAGCTTGTTGTTGTAAAGCTGTTTCGCCTGCTACAGTAGGTTGATAAGAACGTGTATCAATAGGTGTTCCTAATTGTTTAGTTAATTTATCTACAAGTACCTCACCACCAGCTTCTATAAAAGGGGCAGGTCTTGTTATTGTTGTATCTACCATTATACCTTACTCTCTAATTGATTCATTAATTGATACATTCTTTGTGCTCCTTTATTAACACTACCACCACCAGCAGCTCTAACGGCATCAGCCGTCATAACGAATTCATTTTTTGATAATCTTGCGGGGACATCATCAGCTTTCTCTTTAGACCCCACAGGTATAAAGCCACCGCCTCTATAGTCCATTTCCATAGAAGGCATACCACCCATTTTTAAATTTGCAAGTCCACCTTTTTTAGCACCAAAATATTGTCCTGATTCTCCACCCATCATTCTATTGTATATTTCCATAATTTCAGTTGGTGACATTTGAGAAGTATTAACTCCCATTTGTATTAATTGTTGTTGCATTTTACCTAAACCACCACCGGCATTGTCTGTAACTTGCATTTCATTAGGATCTAATAAACTTTTTACACCACCTGCAAAACTTCTATCGTCTTCATCTTCTAATTCACCCGGTAAATCTATTAAAGTATCAGCAGGATTTCCAGACTCAGTAGGTTTAGGATCAAGCATAGACATAAGTAATCTAGGAGGTATTTCTTCTTCTATAGATTCTTGTGTTAACATATCTATTATAGATTGACTAGTAGGGTCACCACCAAGAGCTAATCCTACACGACCACCTTTATTGTAACTTGGTCTATTGGCTATGTAATCATCAATTTGTTGTTGTGAATATCCTGAGTTAGAAAGATAACTTTTTAAATAACCTAAATACTCAGGTGTATTATATCCATCTTCTGAATTTTGATAAGAGTCTTGTGCCGCTTTAGCAGCATCGTAAATATCAAATCCTGCTCCTACTCCTGCTTGTGTTCCTGCAGCTTTACCAACATCAACTATTGATCCAAGTATTTTACCTTGATCACCGGAAACACTTGGATTTAAAAAATCTCCAACTTTAGCTGTAAGCTCTTTACCTTCTGTGCCTACTTTTTGTAAAAATGTTTTATCTGGTGCTGGAACATCTTGTCGAATATCTGCGGAAGTTGGAAGAGCTTTAAATATTCCAGATAATGCAGCTTTTCTTAAATCTGTTTTACCTTCATTAACAGCACTGTCTGCAAATAGATTAGCTAAATATCCTCTACTAAAATTACTCATGATTCCAGGGAGACCAAGTGCTGCACTACCAGGAACTAAAATAGATGCTAAAGGTCCTATAAAAGGTTTAATCTCATTAGGTACAATTCTTGAAATAACTTTATTAACAGGTTTAAATACGTCTGATACTACGTCTTCTGCTTTTTTAAATACTTTACCCATTAGGCGTAGTGTCCTTTTGTGTAGCGAATAGCCATTCTTTTAATTGTTTCATTGTCTGACATTCTTAACCATTTCACAGGTTTATTATATCCTAATAATTTAGTAAAGTATTCTTTACTCCACTTCATTACCTTCTTAATATTGCCACAACATATAGTATCTATATGCCAAGCTATCGTTCCACTGTTATAATCTTGAGGGTCTAAATCTGCTGTTTTCATAAATTTTTGTTCTGTTTCTTCATTTAAAAAAGCCCAATTGGTAAAAGCAATTGGTAAATTATTTTCATAATGCACCTTGTATTGTCCTAATATAATGGATGGTAAAATATGTTGGAGCACGTCCTCGTACGTGTGGTCTTGATAGCGAGGAAAAGATTTATATAGACCACATATCATGGCCATATCCCTTATTTTATCTGCATCTATCATAAACACATTACTTTTTTTTGTTTCAAAAATCAACTATTCATCCTCAGATTCTGATAGAACATCTGGCATTTTAGCGACTTTTATATTAACACTTCTAGATATATCTTCTTGTTTTGTATCTGTATTAGCGTCATTTACATCGTCTTCTGCTTCTTTATCTGATGAATATTCTTTGTTAGTTTTAAGGTTTTTAACTGTTACTTCTGTTTCAATGTCAATTTTTTCTATAACTTTACCATTAACTATTGTATCTACTTTACCTTTTTCTACAAATGATACCATTTTTACCTCCTATGTTGTCCTAGTCATTTCTAACACAGATAATATGACATGAAGTCTATTAGCTGTAGCTGCCGTGACTTTGATTATTTCTGTTTCTTCTACAACCAAAGGTTGTGAAAGAAGTTCTTTAGTAGCTTTTGCACCAACTGCTTCTTCTTTATAAACACTAAAAACACTACTACCATTAGTTATAGTAACTGTAAGAGTATCTGCACTAGCAGAATCATTTGATACAATGATTGATTTTATAATACCTGTGGTTTCAGAGGGCACTGTATAAAGAGTTGTTATATCAGTAGTACTAAGATCTACTTTTTTATTTAAATAATTATTAGCCATTAAGCAAAGAAGAAAGCAAAACGTTCTTCTTCCTCTCTTAAATTTTGTTGATACGTTGTATTGAGCTCTTCAATTAATGCTGCAATACCTCTGTTAATTTGTCTTTGATTAGATACTTCATAATCATTTTTAGGTTCTGGTATTCTTACTACTATTCTTGCCATTATCTCATTCCATCTGGTTTAACATCAAGAGTTAGTGTTCCATATCTCCACTCTTGATTAATATCTGTGTTTGCAACTTTAACACTAACATATCTTCCTCTTGCTCTTGTATCAACTTTATCTGTACTTGAGTTTATAATAAAAGGACTATGTGTAGAACTAAGGCCTGTTTCTGAAGGGTATCTTTTAACAGCTAGTGTTACTGTGGCGTTACCTTCCAAGTCTTTGAAATCAGGTATAAAACGACTAACAGATACAAATTTTTCTCCTACACCTGTTTGACTTTGTAAATCAAAATCATAAGACTGTATGTTGGATTCTATGGTAGTGACGCTTCCATCTTCATTGACTTGATCAGTTCCTATTTCATGTTCAAAGTATATTGTTTTACCTAATCCATCTTTACCTAAAATAACAGGAAACGTTCCTGTGCCGGTATCATCAAATTTTGTTGCATGAGGTTTAGGATATAAGTTTGCATCAATCCAAGAAGTCCTCGCTTCGCTATTCGTGTACCATACACCACCGGGAACTTGTGATGATTCAGCATAATTGTAAGCTACAGCTTTACTATTAAAATCACTATTTGTAGGATACCACCATGTTATTTCAGAAAATAAATTATTTAATCCTGCAACAACTTGTTGTCCTTTTGTTGTGTCAATATTATTAAATACTTCATCTTCTACAGAACAAGGTAGAGTTTTAACTGTACCATCAAATAAAAAGAAACCTTTTGTACCCATCCAATAAGCAACACCATCTACTTCTATAGCAGCATTCTTACCAATCAAACCACAGTTAGTACCTACTTGTTCAAAACCAAATATAAAAGGAGATCCAACAAACTTCATTGTATATAAAGCTGTATCAGTCCATATCAAAATATTTTCTTTTGCTTTTAAAGCACCTATGATTTTTGTTCCGTCTTGAAGTCTTTGAGAACCTGCTGTATTCGTAACACTAGGTGTATAACTATTAATGTTTTCTCTTTCTGAAAATCTTATAAACATATCGTCTTGAGTTGTTGCTGTACCCACGGTTGTTTCTGTACCAAAATGTATTAAGTGTCTTGTAGTAGGTGATATTAAAGTTAATCTTGATGCTGTAGGATTACTTCCTGTTGCAAAATTTGTTGTATCTAAAGCTGCTCTAGTTGTTAAAGGTGTTGTAGCTGAAGGATTCCATGTAAAAGTGTTACTATTAGCAGCCGTTGCAATCAATACTTCACCAAAATTATCTAAGG